TTATTTATTTATTTTTTGAATATAAAGAAGACAAGAATTTATTAGGATCAAAAAGACCTTTTTGTTTATCACTAACAGTATAGTTAGACTTAGATTTTAATGTTTTACTTGTATCTAAGATATTGCGGATGCCTTTACTTTCGCCTTGCTGTGTAAAAACATTCTTAATAGTATCTTCAAATAAAGTAAAATATGCAAAGTCTACTAACTTTTTAGGATCGTTAATAATATCTTTTTGAAACTTTCCTGTCAAAATATAGTCCTGTACCTTCTTTTTTTGTTCTGGCTTGAACGCTACCGCATCATAAAGTTTTTCTGTCTTTGACACTACATCCTTTAATGTGTTGGTAAAGTGTTCTTGCGTTTCTTTGATTTTACTTGTTTTTTCAGTTTCTTGATTTTTAAGCTTGCCTACATAAGCTTGCTTTTGTTCTTCAAAAAACTTTTTGGCTTTTTTAGCCTCAAAACGGAGCATACCATTATTTTCTAGAGCTTTATACATTTCCTCAGAATCTTCTTTGTCAAAGCCTTCAACATAAGTTTTGTAGGCAACAAACAAATCATGTTCATTGAGTTTTAGTATTTCCTCTATTCCATTAATAGTATCATCCTCATATATAAATTTGGTTTCCTTTGTAGATAATTTGGATTTCAGATCGTCATAAGAGGATGCCTCTATATTTAGATCTTTAGCTAACTGCTGCCAAGCTTCTTCCGCTTCTTCTGTTTCAGTTGTGGCTTCTTCTACAGGAGTACTTTCTTCTGCCTTTGGCTCTGATTCTGTACTATCTGTAGTTTCTACCGTTTCTTCCTCAGTTTCTTCGGTTTCAGCATTGTCAACTTTTTTTCCAGCCAATGCATTTTCCCAAACCGATGGGGTAAGGGTAAAAGCAGTTTCCATATCTTCAGTTTCGTTTGCCATATCTACCGTTGCATTTTCAACTTCATTACTCATAACATTACATTTTTATTAAAATTATCACTATTTATTTAAAATATTTACAATTAAATTGTATTTTCTTTTAATTCTATCAATTCTTTTTCATTTTCATTTTTCTGTATACCATCTTCCTGCATAACCATTCTGTCTAAATCACGTTGAAATCTATGGTCTTCAAAATCTTTTTTTCCTCCTTGCTCAACTTCTTCAGCACGCACTTTACCATCTGCTGCTACTTGCGCTGCCTGGACTCTTGATCTATTAGAATCCATTTGAGCTTGTGCTTTCATTTGTGTAGCTTGCGCTTGTTGTTGCATTGCTGCTTGTTGCATCTGCATTTGTTGTTGTTGCATTGCTTGGTTAGCCTCCTTAGTAGCATCAATACTTTTCTGTAGAATACGCTCAGTTTCTTTAGCGGTATCAGTATTAAGTATTTTAACAAGATCAAGGAAGTTAATTTGCCCACCACGCAAAGCAGCTTCAGCAAGACCGACAATATTTTGTTTAGTTTGTTGGTCTTTAAGAGAGTTCTTAATATAAATAGAGTAATCATTTAATGATAAATCTTCTTCTGCCATTAATTCTAAAAACTTAGTGCCTTTATCGCCAAGTGAAAATATAAATCTTTTTTCTCCTGCCCAGCACTTTTTTAATAAGTCAGCTGTTCTAGTTAAACATTTTTCAATAGTTCTTATATGACTCTGATAAAAGTTTTGTGTTATATAAGAAGATTGAACAATCTTTGACTCTGTAGTACCAACTAATGATGTGTTAGGCATCATACCCATACGTGCTTGGTTAATACCAGTAATAATTTCAATAGACTGCTCTAGCATCATTTTTAAATTAATCAACTGTGTCAAACTATTACTCATAGTAAAGTCAATAGATTGAAATTGATTAAATCCATTTTTAAATTGATTACCTTCTTGACTTGCATTAATCCAAATAAACCCATGATTCTTTGCTTGGTATATTACATCATCTAACTCTAAACCTTCAGGGATTTGACTTGTATCATAAACAACAGCTTTACCAGCACTACGTTGCATTACTAGCTCTATATTATACATAGTAATATCATATAGTATAGCTACTTGCTTCATCATATCTACAAAAGATACGGTTCTGCCATCTATATTATGCTGTACATATCCTACGTAGCTTAATGGAGCATCTTGATACCCATACTCTTCTCTACGAACTATGTTTGTAATAGGTCTACTTTTAGTAATAATTTCTGTGCCTATACGTGTAGACTCCCATACTTCTACGCAGTCATAATCTCTAATATCTTCACCTGGTTTTTTCTTATAACCATCAGGTAAAAATTTATAATGTGGATAGTCTGGATTGTATTTGTTAGGAGATACTTTTACCTTTTTAGTTTTTATAGCTCTCCATTCACAAGTTACTACTCTAATGTGAGATAGATATCCATTATGAAATTTATACCACCTGCTATAGTCTTCAAAGTTTTGAGATATAAACGCTTCACTAGCCTGACGTAACTCTGCTACTCTTAATTTTTGATCTTTAGTTAAATCTTGTTTATACTCATGTAATATTTCTGATGCTGTCATGTAACGCTGCTCCGCTACCCATTCTGACTTAGATATGTCTTCTTCTCCTACATGTACATCGTATATAATGTTTCTAGGATCTATTCTTCTAATAGTAGGATCTTTACCGACAATGTCTACCTTAAAGAATTGTTTACCAGTAATAGCTAAGTCATACAATCCTTGTTTAAAGATTTGCTTATAATCATATTTGTTAGATAAATCAAGAATAGCATTATATACTACCTCTGCTGTATTTTCTCTATAATTATTTTTATCTAATACGTCTATATGGTCAGGTATTTCCATGCCCATATGATCGTATAGATTTATATCTGCAATCTTTTCTATTTCTTTTCTGTAAGGCTTTATTAATTTTTCAAATACTAATCCTACCTTTTTATCAAATTCACGTGCTACAGCGTCTTTATTTACAAGCTCAACGCTATATTGATCCATAGGCGTTGCCAGCCATTCCCCTACAAGTAAGTCAATAACTTTTTTTACTATTGGATAGTTTACTAACCGAGCTGGGTTGGTATTGCTATACGTATCGGTAACGTACTCAAATTGATCTTTATTTATAATGCCATTAAAAACATTATAGTTGTCAAAATCTTTCTCTCTGAAATCGTCATAGTATCCACTATAGTATGAATCTATACTATCGTGTACATCTTTAACCCATTCATCTATTTTAAGTTTACCCTTCGGTACATATAAGTCTGGCAGCATAGTTAATAATTATGATAATCTTCAATATTGCTAAATCCCCTAAATGGAGATTTGCGTTGCATGTCCTTAATATGGTCTTGCATCTTCATCATCATTTCATTAATCTTTTCATTGCCTTTAATAGCGTCTTGTAGGTTCTTTATATTTTCTAAGCCAACTTCATGCATATCTATAACTTCATTCATGATTTTGACTTTTTTAGATATTACTGTATAGCTATCCAAGATTGGATCATACTGTAAATCTCTATATTTTTTTGCCGCTATTTTTATCGTTTCTTCTTTTAAAAGTTTTTTGTGTGCATTTTTATCACCCATTATATCTTGCGATACAATTATTACACGTTCATCATATTCTAAATTTCTATATGGCGACCAGTAATCATACAAACATACGACAAAGATCATTACAGACGAATCATATTTGTCTATAACTTTCTTAAATTCTGGCACAGCCAGAAAAAATTTATCGGTAATATCTAACCCTTCTATGCTTTGATTTACTTCTAAATGCGTAGTCATAGCTTGTTATAAATGTTAAAAATGTTCTTACGATTAAGCTTTTTCATTTTATTTGTAAACACAGGAAACTGCATAGCCTCTGTATTTTCCTCTTTTATTTCTTGTAATCTCAAGAATGAATTGTCTTTACTATGTATTAGTGCTAGACCAAAGCTCATTACTCTATCGGTGTTCTTTACACCAAATATAGTAAATTCCTTTAATAATTCCTTGAAATATATTTTATGTGAATATTTATTTATATACTCATTAACGGTATCTATAAGCTTTATTTTACGCCCTTGACCTGACATATTGTATCCATATTGGTTAGCCGCTTTACTATATAAACTCTTATAAACAACAGGAGATCTTTTTAAATATTTGGCAAAACCATGATGTTTGAACCACTTAAAGAACTCTTCATCTGTATCCTCTACCAGTAACTGACAGTTATAAAACACAGCTACTTTAGCACAATTCTCATACCACTCTTCTTTACCTTGTTTTGGTCTATCTACATATTCAAATATAGGAAGTTCGTCTTCTTCATTAGTGCTATATACGCCTCTATGAATATGTAATGAGCCTAACGAGTCAGATGTTGCCGATTGATCTTTATAGTATGGATCCACCCCACCTACATCTACATATGGATTCTCATCTAATGGCGGTAATAACATCTTCATCTTACCATCCTTATTAGGAACCCAAGTAACGCTATGTGTTAATATATCCCCCTCTGCATTAGAATCCCATTCTAAGCCACCCCTCATTACCTTGCCAGCTTCTCGTTTATTATCCATTAAGAACTCTAACTGATCGTGTACTAGCTCCAAGTTAAAGACACTACTAGCACCAGCAATAAAGCAATCGCTGTCCTTTAATGGCATCTCTTGTAAGTATGTAAAGTATGCCCTCTTGTCTTGTAATTCTTTCTTCTGCTTTCTTCTGCTCATTATATCATCAGTAGCTTCTTGCGTAGCAGACTTACCAGTTCTTATATCAAAGAAAGGATAGTAAGCTTTAGCCGCAGAAACAAAGTATGTATCTAAATTATACTTATCACTATTAAACCATAGCTCCTCTAAATCCTTTAATCCATTATTAATTTGGTTAGACGTTCCAAATATAATAGGCGTACCAAACTGATACGATCCCTCTTTAAAACATTCCTCAGAAACTAAAAAGCTATTTAACAAGTTTAAGTTTTCACCTGCCTCCTCAAACAATAGAAAGTCTAAAGACGTACCCCTAAACGCACCTGAGTTATTGTAAAAGTGTTTAAAGTATATTGTATTCCTTGACCCCTTAATAATGCCGTCAGGCATTTTTCGCCCAAACGATATTTCATCCTTGTTATCTGCCACTCTATTCTGCACCATATATTGCGGTAACTGACTATATAGATTCTCAAATTTTCTTCTAAACTCCAAAACATCATCCTCCAGATAACAACCTACACCCATATTAACATCCTTCTGTATAGTCAAGTCGTATAGACAAATACCCCCAACATTGTTCATACTCATACCTTTCCGCCTAGCCTTTAAAACTATTAAGCCCTTACCCTGCTCTTTGCACTCTTCTATCTTCTGAAAGTACTCGTGATCTATATCCCTATAAAACGGAAAATCCATAACCTTTCTGGAACTTCCGCCAAAGGCTGTAGGAAACTTAACAAAGTTTAAATAAAAATAATACCTTCCAGGTATATGCGCATGTCCATGTGGCTTGTATCCATGTATACATCTATGCAACTGCGTCTTCCAGAACTCCTGATACTCCTTCTCCCACTCCTGCATCTTAGGTATACCCTCTGTCATTATAGGCTGATAAACGGAATTTCTATTCCTCTTACGACCCCTTGTTTCTTTTTTCATTACATATCATTTTCATCACAAAAACATTCTATAGGCTTACTAGGCTGATAATAACTAGCTGGTCTTTTATAACTAACACAAGATCCTAGTAAAGATAAGAAAGTAGCAAGTATACAGAACCTTTGCATGTATGGCATACTTGCCGACCTTCCTAACTTAATCCTCCTTTTTGCCATTCTTTTTACTATTACGCCTCATATCGTACAAGATACCGATTATAGCAAAGAATACAGCGAAGTAAGTGAATAATCCTAAAGCTATCATGTCTGCCATATTGCAAATTTCATAAAAAAATACCCTGTTTACTACGAATTTCTCATATATAGAGCGTTAACATATTCATAAAATTACAGCATTTTTTTTGCAAATGTCATAATTACACCACTTTAAAAATAAATAAACTGGCGAGAGGCTAGACTCTTATGTATAACGCCCCGTACGTTATCATAATTCAAACACGGGTACCCCTATTTATGCAAAAACATAATAGAACTTTTGCTTTATATATTCTCCTATTACTAATATTTATTAATTAAACACTACAACTATGTCTAAAGAACTACACAGAATAAACAGAAACTACAGCAGCATAATGAACCCACTATGCAACATAATAGATTACAACCTAAAACAAGACTTTAAATACAATAAAGCAATCAAAACATACACAATAACCGAAGAACTATACAACGAACTAAAAGAATCCCTAGAAAACATAGAAAAAACACTCCTTGATAACCATCTCGCTAACCTAGACCATCTCAATAGCCAACAAAACAACAAATCAACTCAATAAACAACCTATCAATAACAGACAAACTATAATATTAAAGAAAAACACAGATTAGCTTTATCTAATCTCCTTAAAATAACTTATTTATTTATCAAAACGTAGGACGACACCTCAATAAAAACTGTACCCAAAAAGATGTTACAATCTAACTTACAAACAATACTAATATCTCTAGCATTATCAATAGCATCATACTATCTAATGCCAATATCAACATTCATAATAATAATCTTAGCATTTATATTCTATGTATCAATAACAACATTCAAAAACACAGAAATAATGTCCGAAAGAAAAGACGAAAAAAGAATATCATCAAAAGAATGTGAAGATATACTATCAGGTATCAAACAAAAAGTCAATCAAAAACTAAAACAAGAAGAAGCTCCTATTTAGGAGTTTCTTTATTATTAATAACTAAAAATTAGAAATCGTGGAAAAAGAAATAAAAGAAAATATAGAAAGAATTAAAAATGGAAATATATCATTCTATAAAACATATAATATAGAACTTAATAAAAAAGAATATGCTCTAATAATATTCTTACAAAATCCAAACATCTCACTTCAAAATGTAATAGATACAATAGAAGAA